TTTAGCAGCCGGTCCTTTTTCAGATGGCGATTTTTTTGCTAAAATCTTATCGTTAACACCTTTATATTGTTCACCTTGGTGTTTAGTTTTGTTCAATTCTTTTAGTAAGTTCATTTTTTGCTTTTCACCGACTATATGTTGATTATTTTCTTTATCATAGTCAGTACCAAGCAATGCCTTACCCGATTTTGTATCAAATTGATGATTAAGTTCTTCTTCTTCTAGTTCTTTGGTGTTTCTAACCTTAACACAACAATCAGGAATTTTTAATGCTTCGGAAATTAAAACACCAATTTCTCGACTTGTGCTAGGGTAAGAGCAACATACGGTGCATGTAGTAACGCTAATGTTTTTTTGTTCTGGAAAATCTACTTGAGTTTCCTGAATAGGTGTTCGTTTTTCTTCTGAACATGATTCAACATTAAACTTGGCTAATGCTTCTTTAATTTTGTCGGTGCAACCTTCATGGTCTCCGGCAATTTTAATCTTAAATTCGTAGGTTTTTTTGCTCTCAGTTAAGTATTCTTTAAATGATTTCATGATAGTATCCTTATACTATATTTATTTCAAATTCTTCAGTTTCTCAAGTAGGCTATTGCGATCGGCAACAATATAACCGTCACCGGGTATACTGATTCCTTTGTCTTCACTTGAGTCTTGTTCGAGTTTTGCCTTCTTAAGTTGGAGCTCGATCATTTTAAGTTTCTTGTCAACCTTAGCAGCTTTAGCATCGATGGCATTTTTTAACATACTAGCAGCAACTTCAAATACTCTACCACTATATCGAGCCTCAACGTTCATTCCTAAGTCCATTAAGTCATCGTATGCGTTAGTTGCTCTTTGTGCAAGGTCATCAAACTCTTTATCCGAGATGTCTCCGAGACCTTTAACTTGAGGTAATGCAGCAGATATCTTGTCAAAATCTTCAATATCTCTAAGGAAAGGTTCTACCTTCGACGGGGGATCAACTTTTGGCTCTTCTTCTTTGATGATTTCTTTGCTATCAGGTAAATTTAGTAAATCTTCGAGTTTTTTAGTCATATTTTACTTATCAATTGTTCGGGTAAACTAATTGTTTATTGATGAAAGATGTCGTTTTCATTAACTACTCGAAATTTAATACCTTGTTGTTTGCACCATGCATTAGCAGCAGCCCATTTTGCTTGATTTTTGATATATTGTATTTGATTGGCTTTGCTTTTGCCAACTCTCTCTAAAATCGACTGACTTGCAGGTTTTATTTCAATTAGTTCAACTAGCATTTTTCCAGTTTTGTCGAGATATTGAATGAAAAAGTCCGGAACATAAATGGTATTACGCCCGCTTGTTGGATCTCTGTAAGGAATTGAAATTGCTTCACTCGCCCACTTCTGTATACTTGGGTTAGTATCACAAAATCTCATAAAATGCCACTCCCAAGAGCTTCTGTATATAGGAGTTTTAGTACCTACATACTTTTCTGGGTTTTTCATGACGAATTTATCCCGAGCAAACTTTGCCATTAGACTAAAATATTTCTAGATTCGTATGTATCAACTAAACTAGCAATTCGATAACCTAATAAACTAGTTTTTTCTCGATATGTGTTTAATATCTGAGCTACTACTTGACTTAATTGAACATCATTCAATGCTCTAAGTGAATCTATAAGTTGAAAAACGTCAACATTATCGATTTTTGCTTGGTTTAATAAGACAATAGCTACGCTTTGAGAGCTTTGTAAATCGAAACCGTGTTTAAGGAAAAAACCTATAGTTGCATCAATCTCGTTGCTAGGAAAACTAACTTTGTGGGTGTAAAATTTGTCAAAAAATTGACGAACCTCTAATGCGCTATCGGTATTGTCTACTGGAATATTAGTTATTACTGTCATAGTTTAGTAAGTTTTGCTATAGTTTCTGTTGTAGTTTGATAAACAGGAAATTCAATACCAGTTATTCCGCTTACCCCCGATATTGCAGTTTGAGAAACATTATTAATAATACCGTATATACCCCCGACCGGTAATGCTCCAGTATTTTGATAGGTATTAATTGTAGTAGACGAATTATTTACAAATGCTGTTTTATCTACAGTATATGCTGATGAAAAACTTGGACTAGCTGTACCTGTTCTGACACCGGTTAATGGACTTGGAGTTTTATCGTAATGCTCTTGTCCAAATCCTTCTGGCGATCCTTCAGACACTGTGCCGGTATTATACGAAACTGCTTCATATGCAATTTGCATAGTTTGATCGTGTATTCCAGTATCAGATGAACTGACTGCATTATGATTCCATGATGTAATTATTGGATTGTATAGACGATATTCTACAAATTCATGTCTTGCCATTTGATAAATTTTAATGTATTTAAAAAACGGAAGTTGGCTACCGTTATCAAATCCATACGTATTTTTAACATAACTAAAATTCTTAGTTGCATTTCTTGCATATGCTCCGGGGTCTTTAGAAGACGATGGATCAGCATAGTAATAGTTATAATAATTTTGCCATAACTGATTAATTAACCCCATATTATCATCATGGAATGTGATACTAATCGGGTTATATGTATGAGTAACTTGTGTATTCTTTTTTCGATTATACTGATTTAAAGTTTCAGTTTTAATTGTAAAATTTGGTAAATCACACTTTTTAACAAGCATGTTGATTTCGTTATTATGTCTCTGTACCAGATTAATATTCATTAATGCAGCTGAATTGATACCAAATGCTACATGAAATAGAAAGTTAAATTTAGGTGCTAATCGAAACTGATCGTCAACAAATAGCCTTGCAGCATGTTGTTGATCTCTCAATGTTACTGTTTGATTTGCATTTAAAAATTGTGTTTGTACAAAGGCCATACTAATATTTATATTCTATAATTAACTACGTATATTATAAAATGTCATAAAAATGCCCGCCGAAGCGGGCAAATTCATTATACTCTTGCACCGGAACCAGTAGCAAGTACTCCTGTTCCTCGTGTAGTCGGAGCAGTTGCTCCTCCTGTAATCTGAATGCAATTGTCTGGTTGAATTGTAAGATCAATTGTCATAGGATCTTGTGCAGTATAGCTTAATGTTTGATAGTTAGCTGCTTGTACATAACATCCGTAACATTCCCATGTTTCTAAAACATTAGGTGTATGTATGCCGTTGCCTCCGTCTAACATTTCAATACGCATTAAGAACTTATAGTCGCCGCCTGAAGCAGCAGAACTTTGTTCAAAGAAGTCGTATTGCTTCTGCATTTGTTCCCCGACAAGTTTGCTAACTGCGCCTGTTACATCGTCTCTTAACTTAATAGCAATAGTCTGCCAAACTGGGCGGCCTGCATAGTTAATTGTTGAATTGTACACTTGAATCTTTTGAGCATCAAAAGATACGTTCGGTCGAGCAGCATCTTGAACTTGCTTAGTTAATTCAGTAGTCGGCGTTGAAACTCCAAAATTTTCAAACATCACTCTAAAGCGAAATTTGAGTTTTGGCATTAACATACCTTGTGACGTTGCACTTTGGTCTGACGCTAACGGTACTGTGAATTTTGATAATGATGCGATTGCCATTTTATTACTCCGTTATTCCTTATCTACCTACTGTATTTTGAATTTCGCCAGTGTTCTTTAAACGTAGTGGAATGTAAATAAATTCTACTGCTTTAACTGGTTCGATAGCAATATCTAAATATAGTTCATTGCGATCAATTCTTGCAGGTGTGTTGTTTGATTCGTCGCAAACAACTATATAATCGTATAAAGCACGTTGTCCTACTAATTCTAATAGTAAGTTTTCTGCCGCACCTTTCAATTCGTCTCTTGTAATTTTATCGTTCGGTTCAAACACATAAGGTCTTGCTAACTGTGCAAATCTTCTACGTAGGTATACAACTAAACGAGCAACATTAATACGATCTAATTGACTTGCATTTCTAGAACGTGTAAATTGTCCGTAATTAACAAGTGCACCTGAGATAGTAGTAATTGGGTTGATCTTAACAAGGGACATTGCATCGCGTTGGCCCGATGTTAAAGATACAGTTACAAATTCGCCTTCGGAATCTATATAACCTACTGAAGTAGCGTTAGTAATTCCACCTCTTCTAGTACCAGCCGGAGCAAACCATGGATAACTTACATTGTCGCTAAGTGAAAATGTACGTAACATCATGTGACTCGGTGGAACAACAACATCATTGCCTAAGTTATCTGAAGTGTACCCCCATGGATAGAACACACCTAAATATTCGTCGCTGCTTGATAATCCAGATGAATTATTTGTTGCTGATTGAGCGGAGTTATTTCCCCAGCTAGTTAAGGAAGTTGCATCTGATGCTAAACGAGCAGGAGTATCACCGATAACAAATGCTGTTAATCCTCGATCATAATTTAATGCAACCATTTCGTCGATTAATTCTGGGTAACCCGGACAAGCAATTAAGTTAAAGATTCTGCTTTCTTCTTCTCTAATCTTTTGATTGCTATTAACAAGTGCTTGTAATGCTTTTACTACTACACCTCTTTGAGCAAGTCTACCGAAAGATCCTACACCGTTTTCTTGATTTGGAGCTTCACTGACCCAACGATGTGGATAGTAAGTAGTCATTCCTTCGCCGTTGTAAACAAGATTATCAGCAGTTGTATCAATGTAATCAGTTACATAACGCTTTACATTGAAGCCTGAACGACGTAAGTTCCATAATAACATACCTGTAGGATAAAGAGCAGGATCTACACAATCCGGATCAACAAAATCACTAGTTAATAACTCTGGAATTGTTCCTTGCGGTGAAGTTCCGGTTTGTGCAATCGGATCATAAGTTCCGCCCGAAGTCCCCCATCGAGCATCGGCAAATACTACACCATTTTCAGTTGTTTGATCAGTAGTGTCTATTTGTAACCACTTATTTAATTCTTTACTATATCTGTAAATTGATGGATAGTTTTCAATTCCAGCATCACTAACGTCGATCCAAATATCACCTTCTTCAAGATCAGTTAAATCGGATTGCTTTTTTGGCTTAGTTGCTGAAATAATCGGACCATTATCATCAGTGTCAATGTTAGCAGCATAATTCTTATATCCTACCCATTCAGTACCGTTATTAATCATAATATCAACATCGTGTAGATAACTGTTGTACCATAATTGACCGTCTACCGGTGTAGTTGTTAATGCTGTCGGGCTTGCTTCTGCTAACCAGCTATCACCGATACTAGAAGTCCATAAAGACCCTACATAGTGATCGGTTCCTAGTGCAAAAGCCGGATCTTCGTAGAAATTTGCTGAATCTGTAAATAAGGTACCGATCGGTGTTCCTGATGTATCTACAAATTTAATTTCTCCACCTAACCTATGACGTAAAACAATTTTGTTAAATTCGTTTTTAGTAGCAACAATATTTGACGCATATGCATTACCGCTTAATGTTGTTTCTGCTAATTTAGTTGTTAGTGCTGTGATAAAGCTATCAGCATCTGCACTAGCACTACCAGAAGCAACAAATTGAACTGAAAGAGGTGCTGTAAAAACTGTGCTATTCTTTACAGATTCTGAAATAGTAAATGTATACGTTCCTGCTGTTACTGTGCTTTGTGATGTAAGAACAGTATCACCTACTGCATTTCTAGCATAAATCTTAAAGTTTGCAATTTGAGGATCGGCTTCGCCTTCATTAAATTTTACATATAATGAGCCTAATGCTAAATTACGGCCGCCGCCGGTTTTATCTAATTCAGCTAATGCAGCAACATTTGATTCATATAAAGGAGCTGAAACATTTTCCCAAGCATCAGTAACTTGGTTAAACTTACGAACAATCCAGTTTGCACCAAAGTTTGGATTAGTTGTTTTAATCCAAATCGATCCAGTTGGCTTTCCTCTAGCAGAATTAGTTAAGCTAGTTGTTTTAAATACCGGAACATCTGTGTGCTTAGAAATTTGCAATTCTGGTGCATAGTAAGTTTTACCCGATTCTAATCCGACTTTGCTTACTGATGTTCCTGCTAAACTAATCGGAGTTCCTGTAGAATATAGCTCTAATTTACCATTAATTCTGGCAGCAGTAACTCCTGGGATACTTGCTGCATTGATTGCAGTTACTAGTTCGGCAATTGTAGTTACTGTGTTAATCGAACTATATGTTTGACTATTGGCAGTAATAGTAAATGTATCAGCATCTATTCCTGCACCGTCTAAAATGTCACCATTGCTCGATACTGTTCCTTGTGCTGTAGGCCAACTTGCAACCCATTCTTCAGATCCAACTTCTACCCATACTCCAGCAGGCTCGTCTGTAAGTGACTTTTTAAACCATAGTTTGTTTAATGTAGTTACCGAAACAAGAGCATAATCCCCAACTGCTCCGATACTTGATTTAGGAGTGTAATCTCCCGCTTCGAAGTCTACTACCTTAGTAGTTTCGGTGATTACTAAAGGAAGTTTATTAGTAAATGTCTGCCCGCCTGGTTCTTTAGCCGGAGCTGAATTCCACTCAAAAATACCAAATCTTGTCGAATTGGTATTGAACCAAAGTGTACCGTCCTCTGGATTACCAGTCGGTTCGGTTGAAGTACCGTCAAGTTGTGATAAATCAAGATCTGCTCTAACAACATAGGCTCTATTGCTAACACCTAAATAACTATAAGCTGCCTGCAATCCATATTCATTTTGCTCTCCAGCATGAATAGGATTGTTGTTAATATCAGTTTTAAATACAGGTGTTCCGAATGTGTCTACTAGTTCTCTTTGACTAGTAATTAAATATACTTGTCCGGAATTTACCTTTTCAGTTCCAGCAGCGGTTCCGGTTCCTCCGCTATTTTGCTTATTTTCTGCCGAAGCAACGACGATTAATGGTACAGTACCTGGTGCGGATGTAGCATAGAAACTTTCATCTGTAACTGTAACACTTACGCCTGGTGAAATTAATTGGGCCATTTTATGATCTCCATCAAATACGATTTCTAATTGTATTTAGTGGATTGTTTTAATTTTGGACCGGTTAACTACACTATAAAAGGGGTGTAAAAGGTTTAAATAACATATGAGACCGATATGTAAGTGCGGAGAACGTCCTAAAGCCGTTAATTATATTAAAGACGGACGAACATACTATCGAAAGCTATGCGAAGTATGTATGAAAAATGGGTTATATCACGGTATACCTCGATGGAAGAGGGCCGGATATAAGTTACACAAGTGTTGTGATAAATGTGGATTCAAATCCCCGTACAAAGAAGTGTTTTCAGTGTTTCATGTTGACGGGGATCTAAATAATTGCTCGTTTTTAAATCTTAAAACAGTTTGCGCAAATTGTCAACGAGTTCTAGCGAGAGAAGGGATTACTTGGAGACAGGGGGATCTTGTACCAGATCTTTAATAGATTGATATAGTTCATCAATAGTTCCATCATTTTCAATAGTCACATCAATGTTAGGCCCTATCCAAGACATTTCGCTTTCGTGAATTTTACGATACTTTAGTTTATCAGCTGCACCAGATTTGCCGATGTTTGCATCGTACGCAAATTTATACCAATCTGGTTCTGGCCCTCGTTTTATACGAACTACAATTCCTCCAGCTTCTTTGAGTGCCTTAATTTCGTTAGGAAATCGACAATCTGTAATTACAATGTTGTCGTTACTAAATCGAAGTTTGTTTTCTACACTAGCGATCCATATGTCAGGATGAAATTGATGTCGAAGTATTTCTGTTCCCCAATGCTGAAGTACAAATCTCGGAGTTATAGTCATATCCAACCTGTTTGACCACCATTCATCGGGCTCTTCTCGCCATTTTCTTGATTCAGCTGTGCGTCCTTCTAGTAAGACACGATCCCAACCAAATATTGCTGATACTGCATCTTTTAAAGAACTTGCAAAACTTTCCCTTCTAAAACCATGAAAATTAACTAAGTAATCGGCAACAGTATCTTTGCCTGACCCTATAAATCCGCATATACCTATAATCATATTTCCTCTAAATAAAAAGTGATATTTGTTATTTTTATATTCAAATCGATCTTTAGTGTAAACTATTTTATCATCATATTGAACTACTAATTTTCCAGCTTCTATTATAACTGTGTAAAAGTCATCAAGAACATCTGAAAAGACTGTTTGATCGTATAGATGATGTGTATTATAATTTATTTCTTGCACAAAAATTGGACCTGATGTGCTAGTCATTCCGAATAGAGATATAATAGATGCATGTTTATCAACTACAAGATCAGTAACTTGCTCACGAGATGGCGATAATATTGTATATATTGTTAGATTTAGTAACGACGATGCTCGATTATACTTAATAAAATTATCTATCATAGTATCAAACATTATGCATCGAGTTATACCATAATAACTAATGTAAGATGGCCAGATATTATTGTCATCATCGCACCAAAATTGATTTTTACAAAACTTAAATGCTGGCAAAAAGAATAATGCTAAACTAGTACCATGATGTAATATTCTAGTATGCATACATCTATCGTTATTATCAATTTTGAAGAGCTTACCGTTTCTATGTAATAAACGGTAATAAAACTCATGGGAGTGTTCTTCAATTGCGTCCGATCGTATTTTTTGTGTGTATTTTTCGCTAATCGATCTTGTTAAAATAGATGAATTGTTAGCCCATTTAATGTCTTTTTTCGAAGTATCTTGATATGTTTTAATAATATTCGCATCAATTGCAGTATCTTTATATGTATTTGTAAACTCTAATAGATCTTTCTTATCGAATGGTACAATTACATGATCAATCTTTCCATATCGATTATTTAATTCTTTGTAGTTTGAGATTTTATGTGATACTGCAATTACAAATACTAATCCTAATTCGGCACACGCATAAAACCATGGAGTATAATAATTTCCAAATGTAATGATAACTTGGTCTCCGGCTTTAACATTAACCTCTTTAATTAAATAAGTTTTTGCCCTATCAATTAACTCAATTAGCTCATCGTACTCAAAAATTAACTCTTTGTCGACTATATGTAATGATAGGTCAGAATTGATACAAGCTCGAGTTATTATTTTATCATTCGACGACACTTGATCCTCACGGCATTTGCATTAAACTTAACACCACTCATGAATCTACTTTTAGGAAGTTAT